AGATTATATGCGCGCCGCAAAGGGCGCCGCAGGTTTGGCGGGATATAATACTCAATCGACATCTAACACTTCCATCTCTTGCGCGCAGCCTTACCGCGCTCCCCGGTCCAACCCTGAGAACGCGCACAAAACGATTTCTTACGCGCGGCATCCTTCTTGGTCTTAGGACTGGGCGCAGGAGCCTTCAGATTGCTCCCAGTTGCGCGGTTGTACTTCGCGCGCCCCTTTTCCGTCAGACCGCCACCACGCTTCACAGAGAGCTTCTCACCGCGCCCCACGCTAAGGCTAGGGCCAGACTTACGCTTCTTCGTCGCCATAACCACCCTTGCACTTAGGGCAGGGCTGCATAGCCGTAATTACTATGCCGCCGTGCAGCTCTTTGATAAAAACAAAGCCGTCCTCGCACTCCTCCACGTCACATTGCTCATACTCTGAAATCATCAGGCTTTCCTTGCGCGCTTCTTTGCTGTTGGCTTTTTCGCCGTCTTAGCAGCCGCCTTAAACGCCGCAGCCGTAGGTGCACCCTTCGTGCCGGGCTTGCGCATGCGCTCTTTAGACCCGGCCTTAATCCGAGCCTTTTTCAAGCGAATATTCTCGTAGAGCCCGTGCTTCTTACCGTGCGCCATTACTTTTTCTTTTTCTTGGCGTAGGACATCTTCTTGCCGGACGTTTTTGCAGCCTTCTTAGCCGCAGCCATGCCCTTCTTCGTGTAAGAATACTTTTTGCCGCCGACCATTGGCATAAGGCACCTCCATCGATTTCTCGCGGAAATTTTAACACGCCAAGGGCAAATCACGTAATTTGAGGGGCGAAATAAAAAATATTAAAAAAAATATATATCAGGCCTTGTAAAGCGGGCCAATGGCCCTATATCAGATGTATAGGGCAATGAAGCCCACTGACTCAGGAGAGAAAAATGACAACGATTACTCAAAAAGGCCCAATCACCTACGTCAACAACCGCATCGCACTTTGCGGTACAATTGATGAGATCAGCAAAAAAGGTAATGGTCATTGGACCGGGACTGTCGGAAACGGCTGGTACAACTTTGAACTTGTCGGCGGCAGAGAGAGCGGCGGTGGCTCTAAAGAGTGGTATCTTCGCTTTCCACTTGGCTTCGGCGACCAGTGGATCCGCTACAACAGCGCCAAAGCAGCCATCGAAGCAATCGGAAAGGTGTAAGAAAATGACAAACATGTACCCTAAATTTCCAACAAAATGGGAAACCGCTAAAAAAATCTTTAACGCCAAAATGCGTGAGCTTGACAACGATGGCTCAAAAGCCATTCAGTTCTTTATGGATGCGGCTGCACGTTCTGAAAAAGCTGCAAAGGTAAACCCTGCAAGCGCTCATCACGCACTCGCACGGCGCATGCACAACGCCGCAACATACGGCATCAACCTGGCGTTTGGCATCGACAAAGCAGCGAAATAAGGAGACGGACACATGACCTACACATGCATCAGATGTAACGGCACTGGCGAAATCGCTGCGCACAGAAATGTGCTCGGCGGCGTCTGCTTCAAGTGTAACGGCACCGGAAAGCAAGCACGCAAGCCTGCCGCCAAGTCTAAAAAGTACCTCTGCAAATATGACGGTGTTGGCCTATTTACCAAGTCAGCACGCAGCGAGGCAGAGGCGCTACGCAAGGCAGTCGGACATTGGCGCTGCCACCCGCACGCTCCCGCCTTCGCCAACATCGACGACGAAAGCCAAATTACAGTGGAAGAGTATTCACAATGACCCCAGATAAATTCAAAGAGGCTCGGCTTTCGCTGGGCCTCTCAGCACGACAGTTGTCAATCATCCTAAACACCAACGAAAGAACCATCCGGCGGTGGGAAACCGACGATGGCACAAGACCAGTCAACCCCATAGCCATCCGCGTCATGCAATGGATGCTCAACGGCTATCGACCACCCGAATGGCCCGACTAAACAATACCAGCCAGGTTGCGCCGCAAAGGACCATCCCAGCCACGCATAGGACCGCGCAACATCGTGATCTCATCCGAGGCAAAGCTCAAACACAACGCATCCGCAAGGTCAGGCGACCTGAGCCCACGCTTGCGCATGCTATCCTTCGTCTCAGCCTGCATCTTGCCAGACGCAGAAAACGTGTACGTAATCGCCGTTAAATCAGCCAAAAGCTCGTCATTCTTAGGCACCTTACACGTCCGGCTCTCAAACCAGGCCTTCGCCTTAAACCACAATTCACTGCGCAAGTTATTATACACGCCCTTGCTCGACGGACTCTCCGACACATTCACGCCGCGCACAATATCACCAACCAATTGACGCATGCGGTCAACAATCGGTCCACCCAAGCCAACCTCGTCAATCAAGATCTCAGCAGGCTGCTGGCTCTCCGGTAACGCCTCATACTCAGCCATCACACGACCAATCGTCTGCATGGTGTCCAACCCACGCCAACTCATAACCTCAGTCACAACACTCCCAGTGCGCTTCACCAACGCCGTCCGAGCATCCCCAAAACGCGCAGGGTCCAACGCCCAGATCGTGCGCTGATGCTCATCAACCGCAATATCACGGCTCATCGCAGCATCCACCAGCTCATACGGTATGATCGTGTCAATGTCAGCCTTCGCAAACTCACCCAACACACGGATCGAAAACGCGGCACTCTCAGGCCCATACCTGTGCTTCATCTCCTCCACAAACTCATCGCTCACCAAAGGACTGTCCAAACAAGACCACTTCCGCGTCCACCACTTGTCAGACTGACGCGTCTGGCTCTCGTAAAACGTCCCAGACACACGCGTAGGGTTCGAGATCAAAATAGTCTTACAATTCGTCGAACTCATAGACCCCGCCGCAGCCTCAAACACCGCCTCGCTAATACCAGAACTCTCGTCGCAGATGATGTAAACGTACCCAGCCTCATTATGCACCCCAGCGAGCGCTTCCGGCGTCTCTGCGCGCGCTGTACGCGCAGATATAAATGCCTCAGTCGGCGCCGGAATAAACTCCACACGGTCAGACTTCACATTCAACAAAGACCGGAGCTGGGGGGGTAACTCGTTAATCCACTTCTTAACTTCATTGAACAAGCCGTCAAAAAGCTGAGCACTGGTCGGCGCCGTCACAATCACCTTACAAGGAAACTGAAATAGCAAAATCCAAATCATCGCCCACGCACACGAACACGTCTTACCCGTGCCATGACCAGAACGTATGCTCAGACGCCGCGTGGGCTTCACCAGCTCATTCAAGAACTCAACCTGGTAATCAAACGGCTTACACCCCAGAACCTCCTCCACAAAAAGCGCAGGCTTGTCCCGATACAGCGCGATAAACTCATCAAACGGGTTACTACTCGTCATGCTTTTGAATCCTGCAGAAAAATGTCTAACTTTTCACGACTAATCTTCTTGCCGTTCAAAGCCCATTCACATTTGTAACCAGTTTTTGATTTAAACCACGGAATAAAACTCAAATGCACGCAAGTCCCAGGATGCTCAAAATGGGAAAATGTTGTGTCCATCGCAGATCCATCCCATTCGCGCGCAGCGATTTTTTCAAGGTCATCACTCGTCATGCTCAATGGCCTCCGGGGTGGGGGTCACGTCCTTGGCCTTCTTCAGCGCGTCCAAGTACAGATCACCAACATTCAGCGTAATATTCGTGTCAGACCGCTTGTTGTACCGACCGGACCACGCCTCAGCAATAAAACGATGCTGAGACGCGCGCTCCCGCGCAATGCTCACGTCAATCGCGGATATCTCAGATAACTTCTCGCCAGGCTTGGCATTCTTACGCTCGCGCATACGCTCCGCACGCAGCTCGTTCATAATATTGGTACTCGCCTCTGCGTGATACTCCGCAGCCACCTCGCGCACCTCATCGATCGCCTGCTTATACTCCGGCGCCTTCGTAAGCACACGCAAGAACGTGCCTTTGTCATAGCCCAGCTCCTTCGCCTTGCCAGAGATAGACCCGCCGCCAGCGATGTGATCAGCGATAAACTGAGGACCACCCAGTTTCTCCAGATGGGCGAGGATTTTACGTTTGAGAGGTTGGCCTGCCATTTTTTACTCCTTCGGTGTGTGTTGACCTGCTCGTGCTCGGGGGGGCTATAGGGCCGGGTGCGGGGGGGGTCTGGCGCGATTCCGGGTCAAAATCGGACCCCCTCGGCACAATATCTGGTAGCAAATCAGCATGTTGTGCATTAGGCCGAGGCGCATACTAGATATGGACATAATATTTAACATAATAATGGTTATACGCATTATGCTATCCGAGCTGGGCGCCGCCTTCGCGAGCGCGCGCGTGCGGGCCGACCTCAGTGTGTGCAACCTTGGTCCAGTCAAACAAAAGGGCGACACTAGCCGAAAGGTGAAAACGCTAGTGCCGCCCAGTGTGACGCGCAGGTACAGGGAGGACAAAAACCTACGCACCAAGAGAGACGAACCGGGTTGGCTCATGTCCATATGTTACTCCTCGTTATCCGCTGCGCCTAATCTGAGGGCGATCACCAGGTAGTTCGCTGCGTCGAGCAAACTGTCCTCATGGTAGCCACCAGTGGACAAGCGCGCTAACTTCAGCTCCACCATCATCAGCGCCACGTCATATGCGCTGATGTCAGAAGAGAGACGTTGGCTTAGTACGGCGCTCCACCTTTGTGCTACGCTTGCGTGACTTTGTCTCGCGTCCCCATACTCGGTCTCGCGCTCGTTCAGTATCTCGCCCAACTTGGTCAATATCTTTTCGTAGGTCATCTCTT